CCGTCTGGTTCCGCAAAAGTTGTGTAATCTGCTGCCTCGTCGAGGCTGCCGTGTATGTGGACACGGCTGTCCGGGATGTACTCCGCTATGGGCACTGGAGTGACTTCCCGGATCAGGTCGGATGGCTGGTGCAACACACAGAACACTTTCTTGAGGTATTCAAACACCCACCCAGCCTGAAGGATGGAGCGGGAGTAGGTTACGAACAGTCGACCGTTCTTGCCTGGCTTCGCAAGCTCTGTCTTGAACTTGGCCTGGACGTCATCCCCGATGGGGGTCTCAAAGGAGTGTCCTGAGAGCCCTAGCTCGTAATACCACCGTTGGTACAGAGCCTTCTTGGGAAACGCCCGTGTTCGGACAGCCCACACTGGGGCTCGGTTACTGAGCCACGCTGGTAGGTGTGGAAAGGCATGAGCCACACGGTTGCTGGACCAGACGAAACCAGTCAGGCCCACAAACATGGTTGTGGCTGCGATAGCACACATGAGGTAGATCGGCATCATCACCAAGTGGATCAGGAGCTGATACCAAGTCCTGTGCCATGTCATGCGGTGGAAGTAGAGCCACACTGCCTTCCGAGCCCAGTCGCCTGGGTCAGCCTTGACAGCGTCGAAACCCTTGCAGATCACGATGTCCACCGCACCCGCCGTCTGGGCGGAATTGATGAGGGCCTCAGTGTACTTGAGGTCGTTGGTAGTCTCCCTGAGGAGCTCACGGTTGATGTCGCCATGAGCCAGGATACCAGCCTGGTTCTGCTTCAGGTCCAGCTCGTTCGGACGGGCTTTGTAGAGGCGAGACATGGCCTTGGCCGTGTTTTGACCACTCCTGTCAAGCAGCAGGAAGTCGTTCTTACCTCGGACGCTCATGCCCTCTGTGTAGTACAACTTGGAGTACTCGTTGTTCTCGGTGTCAAACGAGCCTGCCACGTTGCCGTCAGTGTACGGCGTGTACCCAACGGCCTTCTTGATCTTGAAGTTGCCGTTGTCGGTGAGGTCCTGGTCGTTCGGATCCTCTGCTCCGAGCATGCGATGGAAAGTGGGCAGAGCGAAGTCAACTCCAAGATCACGACACTCCTTGATGTGGTCGGTGCCCACCGGCTGGAAGAATTTCCTGAAGCCGGGTAGAGCGGTGGAGCTGCTGATCAGCGCCTCGACTTCGTTACCCTTGGCAAGGGCCTGCAACTGATGAACCGTGATGCAGTAGTGGTGGATCGTATCCGTCTGCACCTGAATGGGCAGAGTGCGGAAGTCCCTGGCAGCTAGAGCGGAGAAAGCTCTGACGTTTGAGTCCGTGATCACAGGGCTTGGGAACCGCTTGTTGAGCGACTCGAGAAGCTCTGTGTGCACCACCCTGTCGCGGGCGGGATAGTCACGGCCGTCGATGCGACAGGACCGAGAGGTGATGACCTCAAAAGCAC